TCCGTATAAGTCCAAGCGTTTCTGAAACTCCTGTCTGTAGGAATTGCAGACTTATCAACAGTATAAACTGTCTTACCACTAGGGCAATCTTTCGCTTTAATTTGATCTAAAGTTAAATCTGTATTATCTGCTGGACAAACAATACTGATAGAACCATCATCATTTGTGTAAATAAATCGTGAGTCAGAATTGGCCATAAGTTTTTTCTTTTAGTATATCTTAATTGCTTTTAATCGCCAAAAAATGCACAGTAAACTCTGCTAACATCCATCGCTCCTCCATTACTGGTCGCGTGGGCTCCATATCTTACCTCTACTCTAAAAGCAGTAGTTGTTCCAAAAGAATGATATGACTGATGTATCCCAGAAGGGCCTCTTATTGAACCAGAAGCTTCATTTCCAGAGTTGTCTCTGTTGTTTACCGCTCCTGTAAAAACATAATTAACACTAGAAAAAGCTGTTGCAAAATTCATAGTATAGTCTCCAGTTCCATTATCGGTAATTGAGCTAATGTCAAAAGAATCTAAAATATTTCCTGTATCGTAACCATTAAAAACTATCCACTTCTTAGCTCTACCTTGTGCAATTTCCTCTGGGGTTGAACTAGAGCCACCGCTTGTATTTTGAATTGTGTTGACTTTAAGTGTTGACATTAGTTATCTCCAAAAACTAATACAGCATTGTATTCACAGTCAAAAACATAAGGGGATGCATCATGAAAACCTGAGTCAACAGTAAAAGTAGTTGTTGTAAGGTTATTGTAACAACTCAAAATTCTAAAGCCTGAATTATTAGCAGAACCAGCAGTACCTCCAACACAGTAATTTGTATTACTCATAGCAGTGGCTAATGTAATAGTTGTAGTTCCTTGACTGACATCAGTAATTGAACTGACATTAAAGCTATCACGAATGGCAATTGTACCTGTTCCATTAAAGTTTACCCATGCTTTGCAAAGCTGTCCTTTTTCTGTACCAGAAGTATTTTGAAATACTGGTGCAGCAGATGAAATGCTTTTAATTGTACCGACTGCTAGTGTACTCATGGTTTTGGATTTGCGTCTTTAACGGATTTTATGTGGGTTGCCCACGTTCCAGTTGTATCTAGTTTACCAGCGACTATATCCTTGTACAACATATCAAGTTGATCTCCAAAAGAACTATAAGTCGTAGAACCATCTGTTGTTCTATCAGTTTTATATTTAACAGCAGCAGCTTCAGCATCTAAAGTTACCCTTGCAGCATCAATCTTACTTTGATCGAGTGAAATAGAATTACCGCTTGAATCAAAAGCTCCTGTACTGTCATTTATAGTTACAGCGTTTGGATAGGCTTTTCTTATTGCATTATGATCTAAACTCATACTGATACCTCCATCAAAATAAGATTTGACCCAAAAGTACCATCATTACTACTTCTGTCCGAACCCGATACATTTAACCTTACAGTGTTGCCATTATTTCCTCTCATCATTATTTTGTATGTAGTTGCTGAAGTTGTCCCAGGGCTATCAAGAAAAATAACTGAAGCAACACAAGAGTCGTGAGAAGCAGAGGAGCCGTCAAAATCTGAGTAGCATCTTATTTTGCTACTATTAGTATCACCTAAACAAATTTGTGTACTACCTCTAAACAATCCAACATAACCAATATTTCCAGAAGCCATACCCATTTTCGCATCTGATATGATTAATATTTTATTTGAACTACTTTGTGGAGTTATTGAGGCTTCTAATCCTGAGTCAGTAAAACTTGTGCTTGTTGTAGATGTGCTGTCTGATTTATGAACGGCAACAGTTTGTATAATCCCACCATTCGCTCCTGATGGTAAACCACCTCTAGGAATTATACTGTCAACTTTTAATTGGCTCATAATTTAAACAACTGTCCAAGTTTCGCCACTACCAACTGTGACTGTTACTCCTGATTGTATAGTAATTGGGCCAAAGCTGCCAGCATTTTGTCCATTTGTAATTGTGTAATCTTGTGTAACAGTTTGATCGTTTTCCCAAAAGATATTATCAGATCCGCCACCTTGAGCACCTGCACCTGCTGTTCCCCAGCCTAACGCACCACTTTCGTCAATAGCAATCAAAGCGTAACCAGCTCCAGCACTTACAGTAGTTGGAGTAGTTGGAGCAGCAGCAGGTAAGGTTAAAGTTAAGTCAGCATTTAAAGAAGAGGGTGCTTTTAAACCAACAAAAGGAGAACCACTAGAATCTTGCAATCTTAGAGCAAGTCCATCTTTTATATCAATGCCATTACTACTTATCAAGGCTCTTTCTACTCCTGCTGTTGAAAAGCCTATGACATTTGCTGCCGCCCTAAACATTCCTGTGTCTGAGTCTGTATCAAAAGATAAAGCTGGAGTGGAAGCACTAATTGTGTCATCAAGTAATAACTGACCTGTCATAGTACCGCCAGCTTTAGATAATAAACCTAAATTAGCCTGATCTATATTTCCTATTTCTGTAAAAGCACCATTGCTTGAATTTCTTATCTTTAAAATATTTGTAGTGGTATTTAAAAAAGGCATACCAGCTACACATTGGCTGGAAGCTAGATCACTAGATTTAGAATTACTTGATTGGATCGCACCAAAAACAGCATTTAAATCTGTTCTTACATTCGCTCCCGAAGCATTTTCAATGGTGTAATTTGTAACGTCAGCCACGATTAAATACTATTTTCCTCCATGTTACCCTCCTTTGCCGAAACCAACAGCACTGTAGGTAAAGTTCCTATCAATACTAGCATCACTTGAGTTTTTAAAATGAACTGTGAAGCCAGTTCCAGATATACTACTTAATACAAAATAATCCCCTGTAGCCATATTCTGTGGAGAAATATTTACAGATGGTAAGAAACTATTTAAATTACCTAATCCAGACGTTCCAACAAAGAATGGTGCTGTAAATGTAACAGCTTTTGCCCCTGCTCCAGAAGCAATGACAGAAGATTGTTCAGTTCTTGATGGCATTGTTGCTGTATATCCTGCTTGTTGTAAATTCATATTCTGTGCTGTATCTGCTGTATCTAAAGTAATTCTGAATTGAAAACCTCTTCCTTTAAATGTTCCATTAGCAAAATCATTAAAGTCTGAATATGAACTCATATCAGTAGAAGTTCTTACTGCTACTTTTACATTGGCATCATTAGCAATCGAACCATCAAAATCTGTCCAAGTATCTATATTGTCTGTTCTGTTATCAAATTGATCTCCTGTATAGAATCCAACCCCTTGAAAATGTCTTTTTAAGACAAGTGAGAATGTAGCACCAAGATCAAGAGTATCTACAAAGTCATAAGTACCAGTAGCATTTGCTGTTGGATCTATAAGTTTTAATCCACCAAGAGATGAGTCATATACAACATTTGACTTTGTTCCGTTATATGGTGTTCCATCTGTATCTTCTCTATCAGTTTTTACAGTAATAGAATCAAGAATATCAACAAGAGAAAGATTTACACTAGCTGCTGTAGAACTAAATCTACCTCCATCATCTTGAAATTTAAGAAGATAAGTGCCAGCTAAAGCAGGGGCTATTACTTCTGTAGCATTACCAGCCACAGCTTGAATTATATCCTGTGCAGATTGGAAAGTAGCAGCACCACCTGTCTGATTGGTATGCCTTACATAAACACGACCACCATGAAGAACATCAATCGCTGTAGCCTGTGTAAATCTCAATCTTACAAACTGTTCATTAATAGGTTCAATAGTTAGACCAGCTACATCTTCTGGTAATGCAGTTTTACCTTGAGCTACAAATGTTGTTTCTGTAAAATTAGATGATAAAACTAATCCTGCATTATATGAAAATACTTGAATTGTGTAAGTTCCTTTTACAGTATCTAAAATCTCATAGTCGCTACTAAACACAACTTGAGAAAAGAAATTACCATTTTGTAATTTATAGGTAACAAGATATTGAGTTACCCCTTTTACTGGCTGCCAATCAATAATTAACTTACTTCTGGCAATATTGTTAATAACAACTGTTCTTTCTGAAACCGATAAGTTACTTGGAGAATCAGCAGGTGCATTTAACAAAGATACTGTTCTTGTTGCTAGAGGATCTCCGTTCTCAATAAAAGCATACTTACCTTCAACATAAGATAAAGCTGTTACTACATAATTAATATCATCCTGTTCTTCTACTTGAATTACTCTAAATAATTGAGTCTGTAATGTTGTACTGGATATTAGATAGGGAGCATTTACATTTGGTGCGGAAGTAAAAGCAGAACTTACTGTTAAAACTGCACCTGTAATATCAGAAATAGTTTTAGATTCCACCGACCCATCAGAAAGAATTACACTGATAGTTGGTGCATCATTTAAGGCTGGTAAAGTTGTTTGAGCTTCTGCATCAATAGTTATAGCAGTAGTTGTTGCAGTCACGACACGACCACCTCTTCTAGCACCTGCTCTTACTGGATCGTTTATTTCAATAACAGAACCAGGTCTGACAATAACTCCAGCATCTATTGAAGTTGTAAAGGAACAAGTTTCAGATTCATTTTGTTCAGCGAAGAGTATTGCACGACCCAATCTTGCAGCTTGATTACGAGAAGTACAAGCAAATGCTTTTACCTGTTTTACTATTGTTCCTAATTTACTTATAGCTGTTGCATCTTCTATAACTTCAAAATCAACTTCCTTAGAATCCATGTTGAAATAACTAACAGAAACAACAGAATGACGTTGTTTTAAACTACTTCCCTGATATGTAAATCCTGTTTCTCCAACATTGGCTAAGTTGAATAGATAGCTTGCTGTAGTTTCTTTATCCTGAGATATTGTTATAGAACCAGCAGACCATATTGGCATACATCTCATTACACCAGCCAGATCATTTATTGCTGCAAATGCTTCTTTAGGACTTTGTATATTTACATTGCAACTAAATCTTGCTTCTGTTCCACCATCACCGTCATCTACTGCTGTATTTGCATATTTACTGGCAGCTACAAAACTAAATAAATCTAAATTACTATCTGTGACATGATCTCCTAATCCATATCTAGTGTTAGTCAAAAGATCAAGTAAACACATCGCTGGACAGTTTGTATAAACAGCAGCACCCATAACTCCATTAAAGATATAGCCACTTGGGTAAATAATTCTTCCTGTTTGAACATCAACAGTAGGAGTACCAGAACTAGATGCTCCTGCTCCTGGGATTCTTACTTTCACTCCTCTAATACGATATTTTCTTGTAGGAATACGATTAAACTGTTTACTATCTAAACGAAGAGCTACATAAGCACTATCAGCATAAGTTGAATCATTATCTATAACTTCTTGAAAGCTGGTAAATTGAAAAGCATTTACTCTATTAGCTTCTGTACTATCTGCTGTTATACGACTTACTCTAATATCTACAGGAAAAGCTGTTCCAGCCGTTATTCTATCACGATCTAAAGTAACTCTATGATCTCTTGCATAAGCATCTGCTGTCCTACCACTAACTGAGAGTGAAGTTGGAAATCCAGAAGGAACTGCAAAGCCTCCAGATTGATATTGAATTTCTATTTTATATTCAACAGTATCTCCTCTAATATCTCCATCATCTTCAGCCACCTGTATCTGAGGCCAAGTTAAAGTAACAATAATTGCATCTACATCTGTATTTGTAACTTGTCTGGTAACAGCAGCAGAAGTAGTTACAGTGACAGCAACACCTGTAGGTGATCTACTCTCAGCAGGAATCCCACTCATCGCTGTTTGGTTTGACGTTCCAAACTTGGACTTGAAAGTTACATCTTGAAAATTAAAGTCAGTATCAGCAGGACTAGCACTTGTAGCACTTGAATTTAATATCGGAGTGTCATCAAGAAATACATCTTTTAAACTTGCATTGTCATATGCAGTTGTGCCTTTTGTAAGACCTTCTTTTGAAGCACTTGCAAAACCCTCTATCTCACCTTCAGATATTAAATCTTGAATAGTAGCAAAACTTCTACTATGTAAAGTATCAGGAGCACGATATGGTGGTGGGGGTGGGGCTGGTGGACCTCCTGCTCCTCTAATAATCTTAGTTTTGTTTGTCATCCGTCTACCTGATTAGTGTCAATCGCTGCACTTATTACAACACTTCCTGTAATTATTTCACCATAAACTATTGGAACGGGAGTACCAGCCCTTGATGTATTCTGCACTCCACTAAAGTTAAAGGATAATTGTGGATCTTCTTCTGAGTTAAATTTTTGAGGTTCTGGTAATGGAAATAATAAATCAGAAACACCAGACAATACCAAAGAAGCTCCAACATAAACCATTCCTTTTACTAAAGCTCCAGTTGTTCCTGTTAAAGCTCCAAATCCGAAACCACCTTTAAATCCAGCACTTAAAGACAATCCACCAGGCACAAGAAATGCAGCACCTATTAAAGCAGCACCTAACAATATTTTTCCAAATCCTCTACCAGCACCACTTATAGCTGGAATAAAATGTATATCTTCCTGTCCTATAGGATATGCTAATTCATTCTCATCAATATCATAATTCCCAACTTTGACCTGATAATATTTTGGACTCATAAAACGCTCTACTTCTGGAAAATTATGAATTAAAAAACTTACAGCTTTTCCTACTGTATCTGCTTGGACTTCAAACTCTTTATGTCCAATAAATTCTGCTAATTGTCCATACAGTTTTATTTTACGAAGCATAGCGATACCTCTTTCCAGTACATTTTAACAACCATTCAGAGTAAGGCTCTCTACAAGATAGTCTATCTGTTAAATGATGAATAACATCTCCTTCAAAAAATAATGCCACATGATTTAAAGTTGGATGCAATATTGACATTAATAATACATCGCCATCTTGTAATGCTTCCTCTGGTCTTAATTCTCTAAAGCCAGTTCTCCATGCACAACTTTCAAATAATGGTTTATCTAAAAACTCTTGTGGTGTCGTAGGTCTATCCCAATCTTTTAGTTCAATATTCTTTTCTTCTTTATACCAATCTCTCACTAAACTCCAACAATCAGTAATACCCCATACCCATTGCCGACCCAATAATGGAGGTTTATATCCGCATGGCTCTAAGTATGCCCATTGTTCTGTTTTTGGATTAACAATATACCAAGGTAAATTACTATCTTCGCAACTGATTTTATCTGCTTGACTAGGATTAGGAGGTGTAATCGGATGACTGTGAACTACTCCTACAATCTCACCAGTATTATCAGCTTTTACATAATCTTTTGGATCAATAATAAAACATTGATGATCTGTCATTGAAAGATTATTGCAGGGATAATATCTTTCTTTACCTTTGATATTTAGTAATAATCCGCAACATTCTTTAGGATCTTGGTCTTTCGCATGAAGTAATGCTTTATCTTTCCAAGTCATTGAACAAACGTACCAATAGATTTAAATTCAGAACGAGTGCATTGTCTTTTTGGTATTCGTACTCCTGCTAAATCTGTAGGAGCAGCAAGCTCAAATTCTACAACTTCTCTATTTTCTGAAGCCTTACGATCAATCGAATAAACTTCTTGAGGAAATTCTGCTGAAGGGTCTGCTGTAGCATTTGTTCCGTCAGCAAAGTTAACAGCATCAATAAATTTAGCTAATGTTCTGATTCTTGTAACAGTAGCTCCTGTCAAATCATTACCAGTTGTAGTTTCGTTTACTGTTAAAAGTATTGATGACACTAACCCTGTTGCATTACTAATTATAATTTTAGGTCTAGGTAACTGCCCTTTCTGAAAAGCAAAACCTGATGCTTCTACTGGAAATCTTAAATAAGCATTACCATCCCACACTATCTGACCATTTGCATTTAAGTTACTTCCAGAATGAAAACGATAGATAGTATTCGCACCATGTAATGCTGTAGATAACTGGAGCGTAAATAATTCAATAATCGCTGATGGATTTATTGATTGTAAATCTGCAAATGTACTACTAAAAGAAACATATCTAACGTCATTATCATAAACTGTCTGTCCTATAACACTTGCCCAATTAGGCTCGCTAGAACCAGTAGTACCTGCTGTCGTTACCTTAAAAAATAATCCGTTATTAGCAGAAGTAGGTGCAACTATATCCCCTAAAGATAAACTAGCACTAGCAGACCAAATAATAGTAGTCATTAGGAGGCAGGTTCAAATACTTGTCTAAACGTAGCTTGGATAGTAGCTCTATTGTTATATGGTATAGATTTGCTCCATCCTTCGCAAACAAATTCAGAAGATGAACTTTCCCCTGGAGGAGTAAACGTAAAGCTGTCAGAGTCGTTTGCACGGGCATCTAAGAAAGTTTCTATGGTATCTGAGTCTGTTTCCGAAACTTCAAACTTAAGTTGAAATACCTTTGGATTCTGATGCTGTGCTAATCCAAATAAAATCCTGTGTTCATAACCATCAGCAAAACGAACTGTTCTAGTATTTGGTGCGGATCTTTTTTGCTGTCCGTATGTTGGAGTTATCGAAGGAAATGTAGCCATTATGCAAGTAATCCTCCAGGTCTTTGTTGCTGTATTAATTCAGATTGTACTGCAACAGATATAAGACGACCAAGCTCTCTACCTTGATCTTCGTCACCTTCAACATTAGAACCAGAAGCGTCTACGTTTACTACAATGTTTGTTGACCCTCCAATGGCATTATTAGGTGTAACCATTCCTGAAGTGCTTGGAGTAAATAGTTCTGGTCCTTGTTCTCCTACTATGTAGGACTTACCTGCTTTTGCTGGACCACCTGTAGCTAATAATCCTCCAAATAATGTTCCTAATAATCCTTTTCCACCTACCAAGTTACCAGCAACATTTCCAAATAAACCAATATTTAAAAAAGCATCTGCCATTTTATTTAAAACATTTCTTAAAGCATCATTCAAATTATTTGCTCCTGTTATTAAACCTTTAATTGCAGTACTCATTTCAACAGCAAATGTATTTTTTATATCTTTTGCGATTTGTTTTTGTTCTGTTAACAATTTATTATTTTCAATAAATGCTTCTTTCTTTTCAAGAAGGTCTAATATATCTTGTTTATTTACATCGTGAATTTCTTGACCTAATTCTAATTCCCGTAGTTTTAATTGAATATTTGCTTTTTGCTCAACTGTTTTTGCTTCTTCTAACTGAGTAACCAATCCCATTTTTTCGATTTCTTTATCAAGGTTATTAAATATCTTTACTTCAGAAGCTAATCTTTTTCCCAAAGCAGCACCAGAGTCAAAATCTTCTTGTTCTTGTCTAGCCAGTGCATCCATTTGTGGTTTTAATACATTTTCTGCAAAGGCTTTACCTTTAGCTTTTTCTACCTCTAAATCTAATTTATTAAGCTCTAATGATCTTTGTGCCTCAATTATTTTATTTTTTCCTACATGACCTTCTGCCTGTGCAAATTTTAATGATGCTTCTGTTAAAATAATATTTCTCTTTCTATTTACAACTTCTTCATTTAGCAAACCACCACTTAATTTTTGTAATGCAATCCTTTGATTTAAAATATTTAATTCAAATTGTGAAAAATCTTTTGATCCACCAGATCCACCACCACTATTTAAATCATTAAAATTAAATGAAGGTAGATTTTCTTGATTTAACTTTCTTAGTCTTGCAAATAAATCTTTTTGTATATCTCTAGGAGATCTACCTTTATTTAAAGATCCTGGACGGAATCCTTGCCTTTGTTCAGCACTTGTTAAACCTTCTGCTATTTTAAGTTCTGATAATAAATTTTGAACCTCTGTATCTTTTGAATTACTAGCTTGTGCTCTTAAATTTCTTTTTTCAAGTGCTTCTGAAAGTCTTTGAACAACTTTTATACTATTTAAAAATTGTGCTACTGCCACTTGCATTTGAGTCATGGCTTTAGAAAATTCATTACCTAAACGCACAGTATCTTCTCCAAAAGTTTCAAGAGCATCTACTCCTTGTTGTCCTACTAATAATGCGAGTTGTTGTGTTGCAATTTCTAAAGCCTTTGTTTCTTTTCCAGCATCTCTTAATTTCTGTATTAATTTACCTGTTTCTGTTCCCTGTAAGCCTAATGATTTTGTTAACACATCTAAATCAGGCTTTAAAGGATCTAAAGCAAAGGCTAGATTTTTAATCCCTTCAGTAAATGCAGTTAACTTACTAACAGCAGCAGTAACAGCAATAGAACCAGCAAAACCTCCTCCAGGACTAATCGCTTCACCAATTCCACCACCTAAAGCACCTCCAATAGCTTGAGCAGGGCCACCACCAAATAACAATGGGAATCCACCACCAATCAAAGCACTCTGAGTTATCCTATTTCTTCTGCTTTGTAACTTTTCTTGCATAGTCAGATTTCTCTGAGTTTCTATATTTATTTGTTTTGCTATTTCAAATTCTTGTGCCTTTATCTTTACACCAGCTTGTTTTAAATCGTTAATAAGTTTTTCTTTATTGGCTTTAGTTAAAATTGAAGCTTTTATTCTTTCTTCTATATTTTCACTTTGTAAAGTGAGAGCATTTTGTCGTTTCTTTATTTTTTCTCTTTTCTTTTCATTTTCTACACTATCCTTTAATGCTTTCTTTTTTGCATTAGAACCAGTAAGTTTGTTTATCTTTTTTTCTATCTCAGCATTTTTTTCTAGTTGTCTACCTATTGCTTCATTTATTTCTTGAAATTCTTTTGAGTTTACATTTACAACTTCCAACATACTATTCAGCATGGACATTGCATTTTTTCCAGCCAGTATTGTTTTAGGAAACTTTTCTATCTCTTTAACAGTTTCTCCAACATTGCCTAAAATTAATCCTTTATTCCTTCTTTTATCAGTAGCATTTGCAAAAGCAGTTGCCTCCATTGTTAATTTTTTAAAGTCACCAGCTAATATTGCAGTAGCAGCCCTTTGTCTTTCAGTTGCAGAAGTAGCATCATTAAATGCTTTTTTTACTAGAGAAACTTCTTGTGTGATAGCAGATATTTTTGAACCAAACGCACTTAAACCTGCACCTTGATTAAATTTAGCTATTAAATCTTGGCCTTCTTTTATTTCTGCATTTAATTTTTCTAATGCTTTTTGTGCTGGATCAGCTTTAACATTAATTTTTAATTTATTTATATCTCCAAAAACTTGCTCTACTTGTTTTGCAAATTGATGTAATTTTTTTAAGTTTTGTTCACCACGACTCGTATTTATAACGAGATCAAGTTGTTTAACAGCCATTCGACCTATCTAGCAAAACATATACCCTATTCTACCTTGATTTAGGTATAACGCTTCTATTTTGAACTTTATCCATTTCTTTTTTTTCTTGTTCATTTTTTAATTCATAAAACGCAGCCCAACCTATCATTTCTTCAACAGTCAATGTCTCACATAATTCACTAACAGATTTTTTTAATTCATTTGCCAATGAATATATAAACATCCAATCAGGATTCGCTTTTTAAGTCGGCTTTAGCCTCCTTAACCTCCTTATCAGTTCCAACTTCTAACATTGCTAATTGTATTTCTTGCAGAACAGAAGCAGTAACTTCCCTTCTTAAAGAAGCTTTATCTCCGTCAGAAAATAATCTTTTACTATCTTTATCCAAAGCTTTTTCAATCATTAATTGCAAGGCAAAATCATTGGCATCTTCACTTGCACTTTTTTTCTGAATCATTTCACGTTCAGCAATAGTCAAAGGATGCCAGTAGATAGAAAGTAAAACTTCATCATTATCCATGATGTCATATTTATAAAGCTGGCTTACACCAAACTTATTTTTTAAAAGATCAACTGCTCTAGTCATGATATTATATAGCTATTAGAAGTATATCAGCTATTAGCAAAAAAAGCACAAGATATAATTCCCAAAAAATGTGAACGATCTTCAATTTCAACAGGAATAGGGCCACTAACTTCTCCTACTCTTGGAGAACAAGAAAATGGATCTCCATAAGTTGAAGTATTAATAGTGTTTAAACCATCAATAACTGATTCGCAAATTGCAGAGAGTCTTGCACTTCCTTTGTTTTTAGGAACATATACATTAGCCTGTATAGCTCCAGAATAATAATCAGAAGCAGCACCTTGAGCTTGTACAGTTGTTTGACTAAAAGTTATAGAGGTCGTGACATAAGTAATAGTTTTTCCAGGAGAAGTAAAAAGTACATTGTCGTAAATAATTTTTACTCCAGGGTCAGCATCTATCACTGCATCTGTAATAGCTTTTTCAAAAGCTGCTCTTGCATTAACTAAACTCATAATCTCCTATATTTAGAACCTAAAGCTGGAGCATTTCTGCCACCTTTTGTACCTTTGAATAATACCTGACTGTCAGCTACTCTTACATCTGGTAAATTCATACTTCCACCAAATACAAAATCAACAACTTTTTCTATTTCTGTTAAATACGGAACAATATTACTATTGGGAGATCCTAATGCCTGTCTTGCATAATCAGCCCTGTTACCTATAAATATTGTTTGTCCAAATTTATATTTTTTATCAAGTGAATATCTAGGTTCAATAATAGCTGGTAAATTTCTTCCTTGACCTTTTTCTTTTTTTCTTTCTAACCACGGAGATCGTATCTTTTCATTAGCCAAAGGTCTATAAGTATTAGCTTGCCAACTAGAAGCAAAAAAACCAGAATATTGAGGACTTTCTGCTGGTAAATCTGTAAGAATTTTTCCTACTAAATTATTTAATTGAGTATTTAATTCTCCTCTTGTTGATGCAACAAAATTACTAATAGCATTTGGATCTGACTTAGCCATTAAAACCTCACTAATAAAGTAAATAGATAAGTTTGACCACCTTGTTTAGTGTCAATATTAACTATTTGTGCAGTCCTTGTACTTCCTGCATAAGTTAATATTACCTCATCTTCAAATGTTGGTTGATTACTTCCTATTAAATCAGGTGTTATGTATATCTTTGCTTCTCTAGTTTCTTTAGCAAGATCCTCTTCTGACCTAACAAATTCAACTGGTACTTTTATATCTGAATAAGTTGTATCAACAGTAATCTGCTCTCCTGTATCTACGTTGTAACTAGAAGTTCCTTTTTTAACATAAGTAATAGTTGTATCTAAAGAAGTACCTAAATCAGAAACAATCTGTTTAGCTACGCTTTTTAATAGTGAATCTAGTTGACCTGCCATTATCCTCTAACTACCCTCATTTGAAAACTACCTGCTCCACCTAGCATATATGCTCCAAGATAACTTTGTAACCAAGGATAGACATCTAAAATATTATTTATTGATCCTGTACCTTGACTATCAGTATTATATTTAACTTGAATATCTCCTAGCTTCACTTCACTAAAATTTCCATCTTTACCAGTAGTACCAGTAATAGCTCCAGTATCATTTGCCAAAGCTCTAGCTAATTCATATTCTGCATACTTAATATTATTTGGAATTGTAGAACAAGCTAACTCAACACCATCTACCTGATAATTATTTCTTGGAAATTTTAAAGCTTGTCCATCATCACATCTATCTCCATAAAATACAAAACTATCAATCCATCTAGTAGCTGATATTAATGATCTATTTTTCTGATCATCTGTTTTATTTGTCCAAGTTGAAGAATCTGGAACTGTTTCAAAATAAGTATTAGCTTCTGCCAATGTGACATAACTATTAGCACTAGCTCCTTTTATTGTTGCGTCTATAGTTGCTGCCACGATCTATAAAGTAATTTAGTCTTATTGTAGCGTAAAGAAAAAACCCCACCAATAATTGATGAGGTTTCTTACTGCTTTGCTTTTGCAACCTAATACTACTAAGGATTAGTACCTGTATCAAGTGGTGTATTAACAATTAGTTCGACTATAGGAATTAAATCCGCATCGTATGTTAAACCCCAGTTGTTGTCATTAGCCAACAGAGCGTTAGTTGGGTTGTCAGCAGCGTTAGTCCACTTAGTTCCCATAACGTGATAAGCACTGTGGTAATCAACAGACATAACATCTTGCTTAGATAAGATGTTTCTATCTGATTCAATACCTAGAGGAGACTGTTCACCTTCAAGAATTGTTCCTGACTTAATTAAGTAGCAACGGAATTCTTTCTGATGACCTGTTGTACCAGGCTGAACTGTATTAACTTGTGAGTCAATAACAACATTCATTCCAGCAAATTGGCCGATGCTTCTTTCGTTAACACCGACACCGCCACCACCCCAAGTTACTGCACCACCAGTTGATAGAGCAGATGTTGAGAATGTAAGCATACCAACCTGATATAGGTAGTAAGCAACAGATGGGTGAATTACTAGAGTATCTAGTTCTTCGCCTCTTTCTCCAAGAAGTGATCTTCCTCTTGCAACTGTAGCTGCTGTTAGGAAGTTACTTTCATCAGCACCAGAAGCAGCACCTTTAGATAGATCAAGTGCGTTTGCACCTAATGGTCCAAAAGTAGATCCGAACAAACCATCTAATAGACTGAATAGTCTTGCAGAGTTTAGCTTGTTGATTGCATCTGCAATTTGGTTTCTGATGTGACCCATTGGATCTTCACCAGCAGCCAATACAGCTACGTCATCAACAGCATACGCAAAACCTCTATGACAGATAGTTGCGATCTGTGTTCCTGTGCCAATCTTCTGTGGTGTCAAATAACCTGCGTTACTTGTACCCCATGTTGCTGTACCATCTAAGATTTCCTCAGTTGGTGCGATTGGGTTAAATTCTGGAACTTGTATTCTTGTTCCACCTTCTGTTGCATTAAGAAGTGCGTTACGCACAACAGCACCAGATCTAATAAATGCACTACGTTCTTTAATTGCTTCGGAAACGTATGTGCTGAGATTATTTCTCTTAACGATATCCGCTAATAGGACACCGCCAGAATAATTCTGAAACGGAGCAGCCATTCAGATTTACCTTTTTAAGTTTTGCGATACCCTAATCACAGATAAGGGGGTCAATTTCACAGAAATTAACTATTTATTTTGAGCCTCTTGCTTGAGCACTGCTGCAAGCTGTGGGTCTTGTTCTGATAATAGCATTTGTTGAGTGAGGTTGCCCGTTTTCCAGGGGTTTGCCTGACCTGTTCCAGCGTTTGCAACTGGACTTGGTTTTGCTCCCATACCAGCAGCAGAACTTGGCTTGAAATGATGTTCCCAACCACTACCAGGGTTTTTAAGACTTGTAAGATAAGCACCCAAATCTTGTTCAACTCCACCATTAAGAACAACAACTTTACCTTCAGCGTTCTTTTGTAACTTTCCTTGTAACAATGACAAAGTTTGCTCTGCATTTATTGCTCCAAGGTTACTAATGGCTGCAAGTGCTGTTGTTTTAGTAGAGGCAACTTCATTAGAAGTTTTCATTTCTTCTAATTGTTGAGCTAATGTATTAATCTTTTGTTCTCTTTCTTGTGCTGTTTTATTAGCTTCTTCCCAAAGAGTTTTCCATTGTCCTTGATCTTCTAGTTCTTGTTTCCTCTGCTCATCTTTTTGTTTATAAACATCATCTAATTTAGTTTTGATGCCTTTAAATTTTTCTTGTGCTTCAGCAGCTTCTTTTCTTGCAGCAGCT